AAGCCTAGGCCGAAACCTGTTGGGCAGTTGGTGAGGGCGGTGCCGAAGGGTAGGCCGGTTGCTGCGGCGTCCAAGAAGGTTGCTAAGGCGAGAAAGAAACGTTGATGGCTGCTGACCCTCGTTTGAAGCGTGCTGGTGTTTCTGGTTTCAATAAGCCGAAGCGGACGCCGAATCATCCTACAAAGTCGCATGTTGTTGTGGCTAAAGAGGGTGACAAGGTTAAGACGATTCGGTTTGGGCAGCAGGGTGTGTCTGGTGCCGGTAAAAACCCGAAGTCGGCTAAGGAAAAGGCCCGTCAGAAGTCGTTTAAAGCCCGTCATGCCAAGAACATTGCAAAAGGTAAAATGTCTGCTGCGTATTGGGCTGACAAGGTGAAGTGGTAATGGCTCCTAGACGTTCGCAAAAACCTAAAAAAACTGCCCAGTATTACCGCGATAATCCTGACGCAGCTAAAAAAAAGAAAGATTATGATACTGAGTATCACGATACTGACGAACGACGCGCTTACCGCGCTGAACTAGCCCGTAAACGCCGCAAAAAAGGCGTGATGGGCAAGGGAGGAAATGACATGTCTCACACTAAGAACGGCAAAATGGTTTCTGAATCGCCGTCAAAGAACCGTGCAAGGAACCGTGGACGCAAGTAATGCCGTCCGGAAAACACACAACTACGGAACAGTGGGTTCAGTACCTACTGCTTCGGCGCGGAGGCATGTCAATGCGACAAGCCGCAATAAAAGCCGACGTAAATTATCATTCGGCGCGCGACAACGAAGCTGGGCGCACCTCAACACGTAGTTGGCAACAAGCTAAAGAACAAGTCGATAAAATCGGCGTATCAAACATTCCGACATACGAAGAACTAACCCCGGAAGCCCGCGAAGCGTTCGACAACATCGAAGCATTCGCGCTTCGTTACTTCGGAATTATCTTGCAACCGTGGCAAATCGAAGCGACCGAACACATTTTCGGCCTCCTTGATAGCCCGCAAGAAGAATATACCGTAATTAACGCGCCACCCGGTTCTGGAAAATCAACTTTTTTTGCCAAAGTTATCCCTGCATTCGCAACAGTAAGAAACCGTGCTATCCGCGGGATGATTGGTTCGTCTACACAACGTCTAGCTGAATGGTACACGCGTCGTTTGCGCGCAGAGTTTGAACGAGAACACGTTGCACGCGCAGAACTTAACGACGTAAGACTAAAATTAGCTGTCGATGCGGTGCGAACAATGCAACAAGACTTCGGTGCGTTTAAACCAGACGCTAAAGAAATCTGGCGTGCCGAAGCGTTTACTATTTTGCAGCGCGACGACCAGCCGTTGTCGCAAAAAGAACCAACATGGTCCGCGTTTGGTATGGACTCCGGGTTCTTGGGTGGCCGTTTTGACCTTGTTATTTGGGACGACGTTTGGGACCCGCGCAAAATGCGCAACTCCGAATCACGCGCCGACATGTACCGATGGTGGGACGAAGTAGCAGAGACTAGACTTGAACCGGGCGGCCTGTTTATACTCAATGGGCAGCGGATGTCGTCCGACGACATTTATCGTTACGCTCTAGATAAAAAAACCCCTGTCGAAGAAGAAGATACGGTGGGGGAGGTTGAGTCCAGTCAGGTTTCCTCCTTGCCTGACGAGACTTCCTCCCCCGCTTTCGAGTTGAGTAAATACTCGCATCTTAAATACAAGGTTCATTACGAGGACCGGTGCGAAGGCGACCACGGTCTTGACGCTAAACCGTATCCTGAAGGCTGCCTGCTTTACCCTCGGCGTCTACCGTGGAGTAAAATCCGTCACATTAAAGCGCAAACGCCTGACCGGTATGAGATACTTTACCAGCAGGAAGACGCTGACCCTTCATCAGTGCTAGTTGACCCTTTGTGGATTAGCGGCGGCGAAGGCCAAGATGGTGTTCACCATGTTGGTTGTTGGGACAACGACCGTGACCTGTGGGAGATACCAGAGTATCTTCCATCAGACCCGATAGTTATTGCGTCTGCTGACCCGTCACCTACAAACTTTTGGGCTATTCAATGCTGGGCATACGTCGAAGAAACAAATTACCGTTACTTGCTAGAATCGTACCGTCGCAAGATGGACGCACCGTCATTTTTGGACTGGAACCATGATCGACAGTCTTTTACTGGGGTTGCTGAAGAATGGTGGCAAATATCCAACGACATGGGGCACCCAATCCAATACTGGATTGTGGAAGCCAACGCGGCGCAAAAGTTTATCCTCCAATACGACCACTTCAAAAGGTGGGCGTCTACGCGCGGCGTGGAACTCATTCCGCACTACACGCATTCCCGCAACAAAGGTGACCCCAAGTATGGGGTGCAGATGCTTGCCCCGTTGTACCGGTCAGGCCGGGTGCGGCTCCCCGGTAAACAAGGAACGGCAGCGCGCCCTCATTCGCTCCTTCTTATAAATGAAGTGACAAAATGGAACCCTGAAGGTACAGGGAGTAGAACTGACGACTGCGTTATGGCACAATGGTTCTTTGAGCATAATCTTGAAAAACTTTATACTCCTTACATTGATTTGCCTAAACAGTGGCGACCTACTTGGATGAGCGGGGAAAACGAATGAAGTCTGCTGAAGAAATTGTAGCGTTGTACTATCAACGTTCACAAAATCATAGTGGTGTAAAAACGCGAATGAAGCTTATTCGCGACCATTACAACGGCGATGTTGTTGTTCCGCTGCCAGAAATTGATACTACTGAGTCGGCTGCTGTTGCTAACTTGTTGGCGCAAGGGTTGGACCAGACTGCTATGCGTGTGTCGTCGGTTTTGCCGGACATTATTTGTCCCCCAGCAGACGATACTTCTACTCAAGCTCGCAAGCATGCTGAGATTCGTCGCAAGGCAATGTTTGGTTGGTGGCAAACTTCGTCGATGGGGTTGCAGCTTGCTAAACGTGCCCGTCATTTGATTGGGTACTCGCAATCGATTACGCAACTTCGGTTTGACGTAACAAAAGGTTGCCCGACGTGGCATTCGCGTGACCCGTTGACGGCGTTTCCGGCAAACATGCGTGGCGTAGACGACATGACGCCTGCCGATTGCATTTTTGGGTACGAACGTTCTTACGGATGGATGAGTCGTTGGTATCCTAATGCTGCTTTGCGGTTTGCGGGCGGCGTTAAAGACTCTCCGTATGAACGGGACGAGCCAATCGAAATGATTGAGTACGTTGATCATAACGAAACAGTACTTGTTGCCGTTCTAAACCCGATTGGTTCAATTGTTAATCAAAACGAGGGCGGCCCGCAGGTTGTAGAACTAGAACGAGTGCCGAACCTTATTGGTCGGTGCCCTGTTGTTGTTTCTAACCGTATTTCTTTGGATGATTCACGCGGCCAGTTTGATGGTATTCTTGGCATGTACCAGCAGCAAGCTAAGTTGATGGCGCTTGAAGTGCTAGCGGTCCAGAAGGGCGTGTTCCCTGACACTTGGCTTGTTGGTAATGCTGGCGAGCAGCCTAAGATTATTAATAACGCTAACGGTTTGACTGGTGAAATTGGTGTTATCCGTGGCGGCACGTTGCGCGACATGCAGTTGCAGCCGGGGTTTATGACAAACCCGGCGATTGACCGTTTGGAACGGGCGCAGCGGTTGACTGCTGGTGTGCCTGCCGAGTTTGGCGGCGAATCTACTTCTAATATTCGTACTGGGCGGCGTGGCGATGCTGTGCTTTCTGCCGTTGTTGATTTTACGGTTCAGGAAACGCAGAAAACTATTGCCCGCGCTTTGGAAGAAGAAAATAAAATTGCTATTGCGCAAGCTAAAGCGTATGCTGGCAATAAACCTAAGTCATTTTATGTATCCATAGCTAAGACGAAAGGCAAGGTTGATTACACCCCGAATAAGCATTTTACGACCGACGATAACGTCGTGTCGTATTCGCAGGCCGGGGCTGATATCAACAATCTGGTGATTGCTGGTGGGCAGCGTCTTGCTATGGGTACAATGTCTAAAGCTTCGTTTATGCAAATTGACCCGTTGGTTGAAGATGTAGAATCGGAGAAAGATGCGGTTGTGGCTGAGCAGCTAGAAGCGTCGTTGTTGGCTGGTTTGCAGCAGCAGGCTGCGCAGGGCGCTTTGCCTCCCGCCGATTTGGCGCGGATTATGTCGTTGGTTAAAAACGATAAAGCGGATTTGGCTGAAGCTGTTGAGAAAGTGCAGCGTGAGGCGCAAGAACGTCAAGCGCAGCAAGTTGAACCCACATCACCTGAAGCACAACCGGGCATCGCGCAGCCGGGTATGGGAGCAGAAGCGTCGCCTACTGCTCAGCCGGAACAACCGATGGATTTGCGTAGTCTACTAGGAGCGTTGTAATGCCGCGTAACGGTAAAGGTCAGAAAGTCCAGACTGTTACTGGTCAACAGTACGGTGAAGCAAAAGCGCAAGAAGAATCTCAACGTCTTGTTGCGTTGCCAGAGATGCCTTCTCCCAATGTTGCTCCTGCTCCAAGTCCGCGTGCTGGAGAAAGCCCGTTTACGCGGCCTACTGAACGGCCTAATGACGTTGACCCTTTTGCTACGGCTGTTGGCCCTAACACAAGTGTTGGTCCTGATAATACTGAACGTATGAAAGCAATGATGCTTTTGCCTGCGTTGGAACAAATGGCGTCAATGCCTGATGCTTCTCCTCATTTGCGTAACACTGCTCGTCGGTTAAAAAGGTTTGTTGGCAACGTCCAAGATTTTCAAAACTCTAAGGAAATCTAATGAGTTTTAAACTTTGGGACGGTGTGACGGACTTGTTTGAAGGAACCGGCGGGTTCCTTGCTGACGTTGTTCGTGGTACTAGCGCTATTGGGCAAGGCAACTTCCAAGATGCAGCAGGCCATTTTGTTAACGGGTTCACTGAAGATTTGTTAGGTACTGCTATTGGCGGAACTCTTACTAAATCTATTGAAGGTACTCTTGGTCTTTTGCCAAGTCAAATTACTGACCCTGTAATGAATCAGGTTGTAGACCCGGTTTTGGGTGCTTGGGGTTGGACAATTAATGAGCTTGTTGACCGTCCACTCGGCACTTATTTTACTGTTGTTAACGCTGTAAAAGACGGTGGTGTGGGTGCCTTTTACGACGCTTCAGTTTGGAGTAAAGCGTGGGCTGTTAATGACGAACGGACTTTTGGTCAATCGCTTATGGCGAACCTTTGGTTGAGTGACCCGTTTGATGACGAAGAGTTCAACAGTCTTAAAAGTAACAACTTGTTTAGTTTGTGGTCGGGGACCGCAGACTTTGTGCAAGAGTTTCTTGACCCTGTAGCTATTTTTGGTGGCACTGCCATAAAGGGCGCTAGGGGTACTGCTGTTGGCGCTAAAGTTACGACAACGGGTGAAGTTGTCGCACGTTATGGGCGCCGAACCGGCAACGTTAAACGTTTAGCTCCTGACCGCGTATACGGCCCCGGTATGGGCGTACGTCCTACTACTATTGGCGGTAGGCGAGGCGGCAGGATTAGTCAGTACTTGACAAAAACTGACGAACAAATGCTCAACCGTCAAAAGGTTATTAATGCGTTTGTCGATGACCGTGCTCAAGATTTTATTCAATCTGATAAATGGCGGCGTGTCAGCAACGCTATGCAAGATGGTCCTACTGTTGAGCAACGTTTTAGGATTCTTAAACAAGAATTGGGTCGCAGCTCTCGTCATGTTGAAGACCGTGATTGGTTGCGGCTTGCTAATGCTCAAACTGTTGAAGCACGCAATTTGAGTATGCGCGCACTGATGGGTGATACGACGGCTTCTATTGAAGCGTTGGACAAAGCTCGTCAATTAGTTGCGTATCAGCAGGCTGAAAACTGGCCGGAACTTCAACGGCTTCGTGCGTCAGCGATTGTTACTGGCGAAGTGCCTATTGGGACAGCACCTGAAACTGTTGAGGCTTTGGTTGCTTACGACAAACTTTCTAAGTCTGTTGATTGGGCTTTGATTGACCAAGTTGACAATGCGTTAGTTACTAATGCTCCGCGGGTAATGGAACTTGGCCCAGATGGTTATTACCAAATAGCGGAAGCTCCGCGGGCGACGTTTAACACTATTGACCAATCTGTTGCTTTGCAGGCGGTTGAAGATTTGTTGGGCAAAGTTGGCCCGACTACTTCTGCTGCTCCTGAGATTTTTTCTGGATTTGGTAATGTCGCAAAGTTGCCACATGGGTCGCGTATTAACGAGATTTTCCGTCAACATTTCAAACGGCTAGATAACACTACTGATGATGTTGTTGCTACTAGGTACGTTGATGCTAATACTGTTGGAGGGGGCAATAGGTTCTTTGAGTTTATTACTGAACGTGTTGCACAAAGCAAGATTTATCATCACGATTCGATGTCAACGAATCAGTTTATGCGAACTTTGCGGGACGCTTCTCGCGTTCGGTTGCCTGACAACACTTTTTTGTTGGACGCAAACAGAGTAGACGCACTTGTTGCTAAGTATGAAGCTTATCGTTCTGCTGGTCAAATTGAAAACGCACGAAGGTTTTTTGATGACACTGTTAGAACTTTGAACCAAGAGTGTGATGCTGCTCTTGAATATTCTGGTGTTGGCGGCAACGCTTATAAACGTCATTTGAATGATGCGTGGGAAAATGCTCAAAAAGAAAACCAAGCTGCTTGGGAATCTAAACGTCAAACTGCAACGTTTTTAACTGACGAAGACGGCTTTTCTAACGGAACTATTTTTGTAGACGACGTTGATGGCGAAAAAATCCGTATTGCTAGTTTCCGGCTTAGCCCTTCTCAGATTGAACAATCTTCTGTAATACCACGTTACGACATTGTTCGTAAGAATCTTGAAATAGCGGCAAAGCGTGAAGCCAAGGGTAGGAAACTTATTACTGACCCGTTGCGGGCTACAACTCGTAAGGGTCGTAAAGCGTTGGCTACTCCGCAGCAGATTTGGCGTTCAGGGGTGTTGTTGACTCCTAAATGGCCGATGCGTATTACCCTTGAAGAACAGTTGCGTATGGCAGCTACTTTGGGTGCTGCAACAACCTTTTTGAACATTGGGCAAGGCATTGCGAATATGCGTCGTGGTTACGCTTTGCATAATCTTGATTACGTTAATGAAGTTACAGATTTGCAGGTTCTTATTAAAGACATGAAAGCCGCTGTTCGTGACCCGAGTTTTAATTTGGATAGTGTTACTAATGAACTGGCTGAACAAGTAAAAGAATACAAACTTGTTCGCAATATGCCCGACGATGTTAGGGCGCGTCGTACTGAATTGATGCAACAAAAAATCCAATTTAGAAACATTGAGAATGCCGACGTTTACGATTTGTATGAAATGCTTGGGCGCGACCAGTTCGACGACCTAATCAAAGAACGCACCAAAGAACGTATACTTAAAGCGCGTGAAAATCGGAACCTTAAACGCAACGCTATTGTCAAGGGAATCGCTGCTACTGCATTGTTTGCCAATCCGCTTGTTGGCGGCATTTATGGCGTTGTGTCGTATGGTCGTAAAAGTGTGCGTGTAACGCAGGCTTTGGAGCGTAAGGCTGCGTTTAATGTGTCGGCTGCTATCCGTTCTGAAGCTGAAAAATTGTTGCAGTCTAGTGTGCGCGGAACTGCCGATTATCAAGTCGCAATGGATTTGATAACTGAAGCAGATTATGTTTCCAAGCTTGTTGAAAATGGTTCTGCAAAAGCTGGGCGTGCTCAAAACATGCTGGAGCGTGCTGACGATTTGATGGAACAAGCCGGGTTTGCCGGACTTGAAATAGGTGGGCAAAGTATTCGTTCTGGTTTTGGTGACGACCCTCGGTTTGCTGCACAAATCCGTGCTGGCAACTCTGCAAATAACTACGCTGGCGATTTAGTTATGGGTGCCCGTGAACGCATTGCTCGGGAACTGAATCAAGAAAGCGCCGATTTTGTTATTAAAAGTTATTCGGAAGCGTTAGACTTGAAAGAGTTTGCTAACGGTTGGGAACAAACTATTAACCGGTTTAGTTCTGCTTCTTCAAACAACAGTTTCTATAACATCGTTTGGGATAACGTGCCTGTGCAGGAACGTGTAGATGCCTTGACCGATTTGCTTCTAAAAGACGACCGAGTTTGGCAAGGAATTATTGACGACCTTGACCCTCGTTTTGTTCCAGACGAACACGTTAAACAGATTGCTTCTAAAATTGTTGATGAGTACGAAGGCATTTTGCCTTCTTCTGATTTTTCTTCGTTGCGAGATACTTTGCGTAACGGTGGCAAAGTTACATGGGACGAAGTAGAGCAACTTATGGCTCCCAGTAAAAAGCAAATGGATTGGTCAACTCAAGATTTTGTTGATTTTATGAATAGCGAACATCCTGCTTTCGGCAAAGTTATGATTCCAGAATCCATTACTGCTAAGCCAAAAGTTTTGAGCAAAGTGCAAACTTGGACTGAAGATTTGTTCAAGATGTTTGGCACGTTGCCTTCAGATGAACTTGCTCGCCACCCGTTCTTTAATTCGGTTTACACGGTTGACATGCGTCGCCGTATGGCGATGACTTTAGATGAAAACGGTGTTTCTCGTGTTTCGCAAAATCAATTGAACACTATTGAACGTGAAGCGCGTGAACTTGCTTTGAAACGTACTCGCGAAGTGCTTTATGATTTGAGTGAACAAACTCGCATTTCTGAAGTTTTGGGGAATGCGTCGCCGTTCTTTAACGCGTGGCAAGAAGTTCTTGGCCGCTGGGGCGGTTTTGCTGTAGATAACCCCGTGTTTGTTGGACGCGTTTACAACTATTACCAGCAGCCTTGGGAAATGCAGGCTTTGGGCTTGTCTGAAGTTACTGTTGGCGAAGGAGATGACGAACAAACTTATTTGATGTGGATGCCGGTTGGCCCTGCGTTTGATTCGGAAGGAAACGAAACAACTATCTTTGAAGCGATGCCTGAGTCGGTTAGGAATCTTTTTATTCCTAAAGCAATGCAAGATGGCAATGCTCCAATGCGCATGTCTAAAGAGGGCTTGAATATGATTACTCAAGGTACTCCCGGTTTTGGTCCTTTGGTTACTGTTCCGGTTCGGGAAGCTATGTATGCTGACCCGACGTTGGAAAGTTCTTTGGACTTTATGTTCCCGTTTGGTCATCCGCAAGGCGGCTTTTTGTCACGTTTGCGGCAGTCTTTGACTCCTGCTTGGTCAAATAACGCTGTCAATTTGTTTGCCGATACGCATACTAAAGAAGCAATGGTTAACCGTAACTTCCGAGACTTGGTTGTTCAGTTGGCAGAAAACGGCACTCCGATTGATTGGAATGATGAAGAATTAGTTATGGAAGTTTTGGCCGAAGCAGAAAGTCGCACTAATAACTTCTTTGCTTTCCGTATTGCTGCCGGTTTGCTTTCGCCAACTTCGACTACGATTATTTCTCCGTATGCAACTTTGTATCAACAGTACAACGATATGGAAAAAGAGTTTGGTTCTTTTGAAGCGCAAGCTAGGTTCTTGGCAGAACATGGCCCTGATTTCTTTGCGTTAACTTCGCGTATTTCTAAGTTGAAAAATGGTGTGGCTGCTTCTGTAGAAGCTGACGAACTTTACCAACAAAACCGTAACCTTGTTGACGCACACCCTGATATTGGAGCGTGGGTTACTGGCAGTTTGGGGGCATCAGATGAAGCGATGACGTTTTCGCAAGCCGTGTACAACAAGCAGTTTGTGGACGGAACTCGCGAGATTCAAGACCCGATTGAAATGATTGCCGAAACTCAAACTAGCCTTGGTTGGATGGAGTACAGCAAGTTTATGGATGCGGTTCGTACTTTCCAAGACCAAGCTGAAAGCGTTGGCCTTTCTCGCAGTTTAAACAGTGGGCATATGGCGCAGATTGCTGCTGGCAAACAACGGTTTGTTTACGAACTAAGCCAAATGAATCCTGCATGGTTTGAAGAATACGAAGATTTTGCTTCTAGTTCTCGACGTATCAATTCAGTATTTGATGGGTTTGCTGCCGGGTTGAAACACGAAGATTTGTTGCAGCGTCCTTCTACTCCAGATTTGCTTGCTTACTTAAAGTTCCGTTCTGAGATACAGTTAGTGTTGGAAGACCGTGCTGCGCGTGGTGGCAGTAGCAATATTGAGAATATTGAAAATGAAGATGTTTTGGCAGTTTGGGAAGAACAAAGAGATTTGATTGGGGCGCGTCCTCAATTTTCGGGCATTTACGACAGGTACTTTGCCCGCGATAAACTGCTGCCGAATACTTTTATTAACCCTAATGATTTTCCTTTGATGCTAGCAAGCGAGTATTAAAATGCCTGAATCTGAACAAGATACTAATTCTGAAGAGCGCCTACTTGCGGTAGAGTCGTCAATAGCAGACATTATTGACAGGTGGGGGTTAGACTTTACGAACACAAACAACCCTATTTTGGGTGAGCGTGAAGTCGAAGTTCCGCTTCAGCCTACTTCTGAAAGTCCTGAACTCAAGGGGGGGATGACTACTGCGACTGAGTTTATTTTCAGAGAAGAAATTATGAACCGTATCGGCAATGAAATGGATGAGCAAGAAAAAGTTATTCTTGCGTTGGAAATGTTTATTAACGTTCCCTCTGCTTACGGTACTGCTGGCGACGTTTTTTATGACGATGGTTCCGTTAACGAAGAAACGTTTATGGACGCTTTAGATGCTACGTTTGAACAAGCAGTACGCTCTGGTCCTACGGGTTACGATAACACCACTAAGTACCTTGAGGTATTGATGGGTTCTTCTGGCGCTGACCCTGATGTCTTGATGGAAACTTTTGAACAAAAGAAGCAAACAATCGGTGGCCGGTTTGACCCGTTAACTGTTGCTAATGCTGCAAAGCAGGGATTTAGCAATGTGCTTGGTCGTACTGCTAGTAAGTCTGAGGAAAAAGGTTTCTTGGACATGATTCTAAGTCTTAATTCTTCAATCAAAAGTGTAGATTTGTATGCTCAAGCTGAACAGTACGCTCGCACGCAAGCACCTGAAGAAACAAAAGCTTACGGGATGAAGCAAGCTGCTGACCGCGTTATGTCTGTATTGGGGATTATTTAATGATTACTTACAATGAACTTGCAGACCAGTTGTTTGGCATTTTTGGTGATACGCCAATTGTTCGTTCTATTTTTGGGCTAGCAGATGATTACTCTATTAGCCCTGAGCAGTTGAGGACTCTTGCAGATTTGACGCCTGAAGAAGCGTTTCTTGAAACGATGCGGATTGCTCAAGATATCCGCGATGGGCAACGCGATTTTCCTCCTGCTAAAAGCGGATTTTATAGAGCCAGTAAAGATTTTTTTAGCGACGAAGATTTTTATCAGGCAATCGAAACTGTAAACCTTGCCCCTCCTGCTGGCAAACGGCAATACACCGAAGAAGAAATCTATGGGATGGACCCTAATACTTCTCGTGCTCTCCGTGGTTTGTCTACTTCACAACGAGATAGAGGCCGTCCGGAAACGTGGGGGTCGCGGGCAACTTCTTCTTCGGAAACCGCAAGTAGTTCTTCTTCGGAAACAGAAAGCAGTTCTTCTCCAAGAACCGCAAGCAGTTCGCCTAGCGGTGTTAGAAAACCGGGTGAAAGACAGGAACCTTATTCTGGTCCTATTCGTTATTTGACTGACCGGCCACAATGGGCAACTAATATGCCTTCAGGTAGCCCAGCAGATACACGTCGTCCAAAAACGTGGGGTTCAACAGAACGTTTTAGAGAAGCTGAAGCAGCGATAGCGGCGACTGAGGAAGCAGCAGCAAACCCGTTGGTTGAAACGTTTTCTCCTGAAGCGCCCCCTGCGAGTGTCGTTACTTCTAATGATGTTCCGGTTGAAGACTTGGGATTTGACCAAGCCGAGTATGAAGAACTAATAGCTTACTTGCAGGAGACATGGGGTGGTGCTGCGTTTTTCTTTGACCTTGATGCTGACAAGTTGATGATTGGCGTTGATGCTAAGAACAGGCCAGTTCTTGTTGACTCTGAAGAAGCCGTTAAAAATGTTCACCTTTTGAATTATTTGGTTGATATTGGCGATGGTTCTGCTATTACAGATGATGCTGGTATTCTTAATGCTATTCAAAAAACTGACTGGTATTTGACGACTAACGCTTCGATGCGTGAGTTCGATGCAAAGTTCCAATCTGTTGATGGGGCTATTGCGTTAGTTGGCGAAAAAAATGTTGAAGAAAGAGTTGCAGCCGAACTACAAAAAGTTCAAACGTTTGTTCGCGAAATGGGTCTTTCTGGCGTCATAGATGAACAACGTATGCTTCGTATTGCTTTGAATGTTGACCGTTTGGGTTACGAACTTAACGACACGAAAATTAAAGAACTGATTAGTCAAGGCGAAGAAGGTTGGTCTGCTTTTACTAACGCAATGAGCGAATCTAAAAACATGTACAACTATGTTGATGCGCTTTCTAAAGAGTACTACTTGACTTTGCCACAATCGCAAGTTGATGAGCTTGCTACTGATTTGTATATGGGTAATAAAACTGATGCTCAAATCCGTAGTTTTATGACTCAAGCAGCTATGGACCGTTTTACTTATGAACCGTTGCAGAATGCGTTGCGTGCTGGTCAAACTGTTTCTGGTTTCTTTAGCCCTTATGCGGGGGAGCTAGAAATGATATTGGAACGGCCTGTTGATTTGTTTGAGGAGTTTCCGCAGGTGTTTGAGAACGCTGAAAACGGTGGAGCGCCTATGACGTATCAGCAGATGCGCGAGTTTGGTCGTAGTTTGCCTGAGTGGAGTAAGAGTGTTAAAGGTCAAACTGCGGCTTATGACATGGTTGATAATATTGGTCGATTGTTTGGGGAGAAGGCGTAATGGCTGTTAGTCCTGAATTTGCCCGCGCGCAAAATACCAGCAGGAAAGACCGTGGTTGGTTTGCTCGCGAGATTTTGAGAGGCATTGGCGCGCCTATAAGCGGTGAGAATCAACGCGCAATGTTGGCTTGGATGGAAGGCGAAAATACGAAAGCGCAAAATAATCCTTTGGCGACGACGCTTCCCGGTTACGGCGGTACTAAATTTAATGAGTCGAAAGTTAAAAACTATCCGACTCCTGAGGAAGGGGTTGCTGCTACTATTGCGACTCTTAATTTGAGTCATTACACATCTGTTGTTGCGGCTTTGCAAAAAGGTACAAATCCTGCTGAGCTTCGTGGGCTTGTTGTTGCTACGCCTTGGGGCACAGAACATTTTGGTACTGGCAAGAATGCGACTACTCCGTTGGGTCAGGGAAGTAATTTTACTGGTTTGCCTGATGGCGATGGCGGTTTTGAGACTGCTGAGGAAATGGATGCGTGGGAACTTGTTCGTTCAAAACTTAAAGATTACGGTCTTGAAAGTCTTGAGGGCGAGGTTCGTACTTACATTACGCAGGGTTTGAGTCCTGAGGCTGCTATTTTGCGTATTGAGGATACTGATACGTTTAAGCAGCGTTTTCCGGGTTTGCAGTTGCGTAAAGACAATGGCTATAAGCCGATTACTCCTTATGATTATGTGTCGTTAGAGCGTACTTACAAAAATGTGATGGTTCAGGCTGGTTTGCCTGAAGGGTTTTATGACCAGCCTGAAGATTTTACGCAGTTTATTGCTAATGATGTTATGCCTACGGAGTTTCAGGAACGTGTAGATAACGCTTATGCGGCTGTTAATAGTGTAAATCCTTATTTGAAGGAGCAGTTGCGTGATATGTATGGCGTTGGGGTTGAAAATGAGGGTGAGCTTGTTGCTTATTTCTTGGACCCTGAGCGTGGTATGACTGCGATTGAACAGCGTTTGCAGTTGGAGGCGGCTGGTTTGTCGGCGCAGGCTAAGCAGACGTTGGGTAGTTCTACTGGTTTGTCTGATAAGACGGCTGAGCAGCTTACGGAGTTGGGCGTTGCGCAGCGTGAGATTTCTGAACGTTTGAAGGGCAAGGGTTCTTTGACGCAAAGTTTGACTGGTACTCGTGGTTTGTCTTCTAGCGAGTTGGCTGCTGCTGAGTTTGGTATGGATTCTGAGGCTGTTGCTAATTTGCGTAGGTTGCGTCAGGAACGTGAGGGTATGACTCGTAAGGCTTCTGGGGCTGCTTTGAGCGCTGCTGGTGTTGTTGGCCTTGGCCGTGTCCGATAGTTGACATAACTCTATTTCTTTAATACTCTAATAATTAGTTCGGCCCCGTAAGGGTGAGCTGTTCTACTTTATTAACCCCGTTTGCGTTCCACCGGCGTAAGCGCGTATTGAAGGTGAGTGACATATGACAGAAGAAATGCCTACTGAGGATGAAACTGTTAGCCAAGAATCAAAGCCAAACTGGCGTCGTGACATGGAAGCCCGAGCTAAAGCTGGGGATGAAGCGGTTGCTAGGTTGGCGCAGTTGGAACGCGAAGTAGCTTTTCGTGATGCTGGCGTAGACCCTGCTAATAAGCAAGGCCAGTATTTTATGAAGGGTTATGAAGGCGAAATGACTGTAGAAGCCATTCGACTTGAAGCAGCTGAGCTTGGATTGATTGGGGCTAGTGCGTCAGATACGCAAGAGCCGTCGATTGATTATGAAGCTGAGCGGCGGATTTCGATGGCTGCTGATGATGCTGGTCCCGTTACAAACCCTGAACTTGACGCGCTTATTGCTCGGACTTCTAACGAACAAGAGCTTCGCGATTTGCTTGAGGCCAACGGGATTTCTTGGAACGTAGCAATGTAATTCTTGGTAGGCCATAACAGAAAGATTATTTTCTAATGGCTTATACCCAAGTATCTAGTGTGTCGTCTGTCCAGACGGCGTTTGAACAGCTTGCCTACTTCGCGTTGCGTTCGCAGCCGATGTTTGAGATGGTCGCGGACGTTAAGTCCACCAACCAGTCTCATGTGGGTTCGTCTGTTCAGTTTACCATTTATGATGATTTGTCGCAGGCTACTTCGGCGCTGACTGAAACGTCGGACGTTACCCCTGTTGCTCTTAGCGATTCGACCGTTTCGGTTTCTCTCGCTGAATATGGCAACGCGGTTACGACCACCGCTAAGCTGCGTGGAACCTCGTTCCTTAACGTTGATGCTGACGCTGCGAACATCATTGGTTACAACATGGCAAACAGCATTGACAAGATTGTCCATGATGTTTTGACCGGCGGTTCCAACGTGGCTTATGGTGGCGACGCTACCAGCACCGCGACCATTGACGCTGCGGATAACCTTGACGCTGCCGACATTCGTCAGCAGGTTGCGGCTCTCCGTTCGGCTTCGGTTCCGGGCTGGATGGGCGCGAACTACATGGGCTTTATTCATCCGGACGTTTCCTACGACCTTCGGGGCGATACTGCTGTTACTGACATCATTCAGTACCAGATTCGTCAGGATGGCGCTGGCGTGCGTGCGGGTAGCATTGGCACCTTTGGCGGCGTTGAGTTTATTGAAACTCCGCGTCTAGTCATTGAAACTGATGCTGGCGCTTCTAACGTTGACGTGTACAACACGTTGATTTGTGGCAGGCAGGCTCTTGCTAAGGCTCACAGCCGTGCTGCGGGCTTTGGTTCTGACCCCGGCGTTGTGTTTGGTCCGGTGACCGATTCGCTCCGTCGTTTCCAGCCTGTCGGTTGGTACCACCTTGTCGGCTATGGCCGGTTCCGTGAAGCTTCGCTTCGTCGGATTGAAACTTCGTCCAGCATTGGTGCTAACGCCTGATAGTTGGATGGTGTAAGGTAGAGGGGGCCGGGGGCCTGCGCGGTCCCGGCTCCCCTTTATCCTTTTGTGAGGTTTTTATGCCGAAAGTCAATGGCAAGCATTACGCCTACACGCCTGCTGGGAAAGCGGCGGCTGCTAAGGCGCGTAAGAAGATGGCTGCGAAGAAGAAGAAGAAGTAACTATGGCTAGTGGACTTTATGGGGTTACGTTTCTCAATGCTTTGAAGAACGACCTTGCTTTGGATTTGGACGATACGACTGCTGACCGGTTTAAGGTTATGCTTGTTACTTCTGCGTACACGCCTGATTTTGGCGCGCATGATTTTAAAGCTGATGTGACGAATGAGGTTGTTGGCACTGGCTATACGGCTGGCGGCGAGTCGTTAACTTCGGTGACGTTGACGCAGGCTGGCGGCACGATTACGTTTGATGCCGGTAATATAACTTGGAATTCTTCTACGATTACGGCTCGGGCGGCGGTCCTTTATGACGATTCGCTAACGGATGACCCTTTGATTGCTTACATTGATTTTGGGGCTGACAAGTCATCTTCTAATGGCGATTTTGTTATTACTTGGGATGCTTCTGGCATTTTTTCTATTGACTTGACTCCGTGAGGTAAATAATGGCTATTAATTTTCCGGCGAGTTTAGATGACGCTACGACCGTTGCTGGCGATTCTTTGCCTGCTGCTAGCACGGAGTTGGATGCTACTGGTTCTGGGCATCCTGCTCATGCTGAGTTGCATGAAAACCTTGGTGATGCTGTTCAAGCATTAGAAGCTAAGGTTGGTGTTAATTCTTCGACTCCGATTGCTAATAGCGTGTTGGCGAGTGATGCTTCGGGCGAGTCTGATTGGACTGCTACGCCTACTGTTACGACGTTGACGGCTCAGAGTATTACGTTGGATGGCACGGACCTTGGCGAGATTGAAACGTTTGAGCCTTCGTGGACTAACGTTACTGGTACTCATACGACTAACGCTGGGCATTATGCACGGATTAAAGACCTTGTTGTTGTTTTTATTGAGTTGACGTTTTCTGGCACAAGCGAGGTGACCAACAACGTATCCGTTGATTTGCCTGTTGCTGGTTCTACGAGCAGCATGGTTGCTAACGGCATGTTGTCTGTGCAGGTTTTTGACCAAGATACTAACAAAACTTATTCTGGGTTTGCTACTGCTAGCGATACTAATACTGTTCAGTTGCGTTATAACCTTGTTGATGGCACTAACGTTATTGGGCAACCTGTAAATCCGTCTGGTCCTATCTTGTGGGCTAGCGGCGATAAGATTTTGATTACGGGCATGTACCGAGTGAGTAGCTAATGGCTACGAATTACCCGACTTCTCTTGATACGTCTACTGAGCAGCCGTCGCCATTGGCGGCGACCGAGATGGACGATGCGGGGTTTGAGCATGATGTTGTTCATACGAACCATTCTGGTGCGATTATTGCGTTGGAAACGAAGGTCGGTACTGGCTCTTCGACGGCTAGTGCAGGGACTGTTCTCGCTGGTTCTGGGGCTGGCGTATCTGGTTGGACTTCTACTCCTACTCTTTCCTCTGTTACTGCGGATTTGGTGGGCAATGCGGATACGGCGACCCTCGCATCAGCAGCGACTGCGCTTGCTACAGCGAGAAGTATCAACGGTGTCTCGTTTGATGGGACCGGAGACATTACGGTTGCAGCGGCAGCAGGAACTCTCACAGGGGCCACGCTTGCCTCTGGGGTGACGGCTTCGTCGTTGACTTCGGTTGG